CCGGTACTCTCCGCGCGTCCCAGCCGGCGGAGATGAGATTCTTGGAGCGTGATTTCACCACTCCAGGCGTCAACGTACTGAACACTGATTCCGTTTCACGTCCAAAATACTTTCGCTTTTCGTAGACATACGCATGCTCCAGGGTCGGGAAAACCTTCCCATCATGAGTAATCTGACACGGGTGAAAGTTGGACAACCACGAATCGACTGGATCCTTTGAGTTGAAGAACACAAATCTCTGCTTTTTGGGACCAACACGCTGGAAAACGCCAACTACACGGCGCTTTACCTCAGTGATGTCAATATTGACGATCATTGATCGGTTAGACTCATCTGTCAGAGTTACAATCTTCTGCCACAACGAATCCACATAATCATTCCCCCAGAGAGTGGCCTCCTGTAAGGCATTCTCGATGGAGTTGATTATATTCCTCGGGTCTGACTCTTCCCATCTCCACATGGGAATCTCCTCAATGATGTTCTTGGGGAGAACTCCTACCCACATCTTGGGTGCGTATGGACACTCAATGAACGATCGTTTCAAAAACGTGAGATTCTCTTTCGGTGTCCACTTAGTGATGGTTCCAGACTTGTCTGCATTTGTCGCAACCACTCCGGTATGAGCAATGGCTTCACAAAATGTTGTTCCATTGAAAAATTCCGAAGCTTCTTGCGAAACAGAAAAGATCAGATCATCACCATACACCGTCAATGTCACATGCTTCCGAAAAGCACTCAGATTAGTGTCTAACGTGTTGAGATTCTGTTCGAGCAAAACAGCCCAAGCATAAAACATGATAAAACAATTCGTGAGAGAATTCAGGATTGTCGTGAAGAAATGACCAGATGGGTTTCCATGCGAGGATTGCATGACAAACCCATCGTACAAAAAGTACGAATTGGTCGATTCCACACAAGAAGCCATAATTGCCGCACGATACTCAGGCTTATAACACTCCGCGACACGACGATACACCTCCGTTGTAAAAGACAGAGGCAACGAGTTGTCGAAGTTTGAATAGTCCAGCGCGCTCGAAAACGGGCGCGACAAATGAGAATGGACCATCTCACTCCACTCTGCAGTGGTGTGGGATATACCCACTCCATGCATCCACTCAGATCGATGTGACTTGTAGGCGTTGTAAAACGGCCCCAAAAGTCGACGGTCAGCTAAGACCTTCTCAACAGGACAAGCAGAAAATAGACGAGTTTTGTTAAGCAAAACTCGCTCAAGATCACGACGTTCATCCTTAAGGGATGATTTAAACAAAGAAGGGTTTGCAATTCCCTGAGTGAGATTCTCCCAGTGGGCATCCAAGACTTTTTGCAAGTTAG